TCCTGCGATATTTGATAAACTCCTGCAAAGTCCGCTTCGTCGTCCGTCAATTCTTGCTGTCCATCAAACTCAATTGTTTGAACAGGCACCGTGTTAAATTCCCCTGGTAAAGTTACCACTTCAAAAGCAGTCCTAACGGCGTCAGCAACCTCGCTGCAACTTTGGTAAGTCGGCGCAAATATACTTACCTGCACGCGCGCAAAATCTGTGCGGCTGTGTCCTGATTTGGTTGGCGTTGGGATTATGCTTACTAGGTTGTAAGCTATCGCAGGAAACGCGCTGCCCTGTGGTATGCGTAGCGGATTTATCCGCGTGCTTACCAGCGTGGTCAGTGCTGCGTTATTTGCTAAAATATTATAGGCTACTTTTACGGCGCTCATGCTGTTGGTATTGGTGTTAACTTCTCAAAGATACTCCGATATTTTTCAACCTCTTCGATTATTGTTAACTCCTTACGCTCCCAATCGAATGTAATTAATTTCTTCGGATCAATTGGCCGCTTGCTGTGCGGCGATAATAATACCGAAGTTTGCCATCTACAGCGTTCCCAATCGTTGCGGTATTGCTGCATTTGTGCCTCTCGCATGCCATGCAAACGGATTCGGAAATATCTCGGCGTGCATCGTTTAAAATCGTTTTCATTCATGCACATCTCGCCAAACGCTATGCGCTCAATTATTAACCAAGTCAGCGGCGCGCCTTCGCCCTTGGCTTTTACTTTCCCCCTGCTTCGTCCAATTTAAAAAACTCGCTGGCGCCTTCGCTAAATCCTGTAATCGCTGGAAGCAAGTCGGTAAATCGCTGAACTTGTCTGCCGATATCCGCCAATAAAATAAAAGGCTTAGGCTGTCCGTTACATTCTGCCGCCTCGTTAATACCATGGTAAGCGCACAGCAATCCAAAATTTAGCTGCTTTAATAAATCGCCACTTGTCTGCAATTCCGCAAACGTTTCCATTCCAGCGTCGAACATAATAGCCTTTAGGCTGTTCATGTTGAACGTCATCGGATAAATCTTATCTTTTAGTTTAATTTCCATGTTGCAAATATACACAAAAGCCCGCTTTTTAGGCGGGCAAATGCTCATTATGAAAACCAACCAAAAATTAGATTGTTCCTACTGTCAACGCTCCAGTACCTTGGATGGTAGCTGTAAAGGTTGCTTTGTCGTTGTTAGGTGCGGTTAAATTCAAGTTGCTGAAGAAAGCCGAACCGCTCAATTTGATGTCGCCAGTTACGTTGGAAGTCATTACGATAGTAACGGAAGTACCTGCAGTTAGGTCGGTGATTACGTCCTTCCAAGACAATGCACCTGCACCTACTGATCCGTCCTCTTCAAAAATACCTTCAACGCTCATGGTATATCCTTTCTCACCAACAATAAATTCTTTCCAGCCTGCGCTGTCTTTGTTGGTTACGTCAATCATATCCGATGTAATATCGAAGCTGTTTGAAGTAGCGTTTGCAATTTTAGTTAGTGTGCCTGCTATATCTTTGTAGATTGCTATCAGCGTGCCGTTTACTGGTCCTGTAGTTGCCATGTTATTTTAAATTATATTTTTCCGCTAATTTACTTACTTTTTCCGTTAATCCTTTTTTTATCCCGTTAACAATTGCTTGCCTGTTCTTATCTAACGCAGGCCGCATAAATGGCTTAGGTATTAATTCACCTGTATATCGGCCCGTAGATTTTTGTATTCTTGGCATCAATAACGCGCTGCCCTTCTTTTTTCAAGGTATCCTGCAATTGAATTTCTGCGCCTGCCTTGCGTAGGTCGTCAATCAATTTGGCCAACCCTTTAACGTCATTCACTTAATTCAGTTTGGATTTTTAAGTACATGCGGCGCGTTTGTTCCTGCAGATTCAAAATATTAAAATAACGATCGTTCCAACTTACTCGATGCTTAACATCTATAGCCGAGTCATATCTAACAGTAAAATCAACGATTTGTTTGTGTTCGCGCTTATCTCCGTTTACCTGTTCTAATCCCACAGGGGCCTCAGTTACTTTAGCCCAAGCAGTTCCGTAGGTTGTCCACGTCTGTAGTTTCTCTCCTGTGTTGCTATCCGTTGTCGTCGTGTAACTCTGCAACGTAATAAGTTCGTCAAAAGCCCCGGCGTTCATATAAATTGCATTGCTCTATATGGCTGTAATAAAAACTCCATGCCGTATTCCATGCGTGCCTGAATCGTTCCCGTTACAATAGCCTGCCTATTCTCGTACATCTGCCCCACTAACAGCAGCGCCGCAAACTTAATCGCTTGCGGAAACAATAAACCTGCATCCACGCCCGTAGCCGTGGCAAGTTCAAAGCCCTCGGTAACCGTTACCAGGTATTTCGTTATGTCGTCGGTTGTGCTGCTCGGCGCGCTTGTTATAAATATGGTACGGCCGTAAGTACCCAACGGCTGGGGCGATACAATATAATCCGTAAACGCCTGCGCTGTGTTGTTGTCATCCACATATTGAACAGAATCTAAACTAATTACACGGGAAGGAATACGTAATAAATTACCCACAGGCTGCTCGGTGCCGTTAACAGGATTCATAATAGCAGGCTGCCCCACCAAGGAATCGAATCCGTATTGCACGCTTGCCTTACGCACGCTGTAACCTAAATGCTGGCCGCACATATCCAAGGCCATCGAAATAAGATTGCTGATATAAGTATCGTCCGCCGTGGAAGTTACGCGCAAATGCTGCTTTGCTTCCGCTAGTGAAACGTAATCCGTGGCCGCTTGGCTGTAGCTTATTATGCGTTTTCCGGTTATCATCAGTCGCCCTCTTCGGGGTTAATAGGTTTTACTTTTTTCGGTTTGGCCTCTTCCACTACCGCCTCGGCATCGCCTACCTCGATTAATAGTTCGGCCTGTTTTTGTTCTAATTCCACAACCTCCCCGGCATTGTAGGACAAATTCCACTTGCCTGTCGGGTTAATCAAAAATTTAACTTTCATAATTAGCGGCTGGTGCTGAGAATCAACCAACACCAGCCCACGCGGATAACGAGCCGCGCCCCGTTATAATTAGGCTACAATGTCCTTACAAACTGCAAACGCAGCAGGCTGCAACAAGTTGCAATCCATGTAAGCATTTAATACCACGTTGGTCAAGCCAGCAGTTGCTCCACTGTAAGGATCAACGGTTAACTCCATACCACCCCAAAGGGTAACCGTTCAACTCAGAACCGCCAGCAGGCCAAATAAAGTTACCCTCTACGCCGCTTGATTGACGTGGGGTTGTTTGTAATTTAGCTTTAACCAATGGGTTAGTCAAATAAGCAACTCCATCGCCGTTGGCGTTTTCAACTGCCTTCATCAAATTTACAACGTCGGCCCAAACAGGTGCAGCACCGTTGGCGTTGGTTGAATTTGAAGTAGCACCACCTGCGTAAACAACGTTCACGCTGCTGTTAGCAATAATACCAGTCGGCTCGTTAGAACCACCGCCCTTAATAGCAGCAGATTCCAAGCTCTGAGCCATAGCCTGCAATAACCAGTTACGAACATAAGCGTCGATGCTGTTGCTTGACTGCAACATTAACTGGTTAGAAACTTGGATATAAGCAGCCAAACGCTTGGGGCTAAAAGTCACCTTAGAGAAAGCAGGGCTTTTCTCAGTAGCTGTGCCGTTTTCTGTGTTCCATCCAGCAGAAGGCAAAGTGCTTGCAGTTGGAAGGTCTAAGTTTCCAACCAAGTTGCTCAATTGCTGAACACCCAAACCGCGCAACACGGTCTTAGGAAGCAACACGTCAATAATTGAACCTACTGAAGTTTGGATATTTACTCCACCCTCAGAACCTGAAGTTCCACCGGTTGCAGTCATGTCACGCTTGAAAACCTCGGAAGGAATTTTTACAGAATGAGCAGAAACAGAAACACCGCTGCGCTGATATTCTTCAGCAGCAATTGCGTTAAACTCGCCTTCGATACCATCGCGACGGCCGCTGATAGCCATCTCCATAGCACGCTTGAAGCTATACTGCTCCTTCATTTTTGACTTTTCCTTTTCTTCGCTACGGCTCGCGCTGTTTCCAGCAGCCTGAGCGGCAAGGGTTTGCAATTTTTCCAACTTCTCAACCTCAGAAGCGATAGCCGATAAACGTGCTTCGATTTCAGATAATCTGGAAGTTTCTTTCTCAGACATGCTGCGAGCTTCGCGCTCGATAACATTCTGCAAGCCAGCTAACTCGTCTAACAAGCTGCCGCGCTCTTCTTTAAGTGCTTTTATGTTTTTCATTTTAATAGTTTTTGTATCTTATTGCAATCAATTTAATTATATCCACGTCCGCCTTAGATTGCTCGGCGTCGTTTATCTGTCTTTCTTCGTCGCGCATTTTCAATATACTCCGCGCATCGGCTTCGGTGTCCTCGTATGCTGGATATGTCACAGGGCTAACGTCGTATAAATCCTCAATAACGTTTACCACGCGCTTACCCATTGTTCCATACTTTTCAGATTCTGTCCAAGTTTGCTCACGTATTGTAAACGCAAAACTCGATTGCGTAATATCTCCGCGCATAATTGAGCGCACCACGCTCACGTGCGTGGGGTTTTCATAATCAGGTACCCAAGTGTACTCCAAATTACCCTGAGCGTTTACAAAAACTTTGCAAGTATTCGATTTGGTGCGGCCTAATATTAATTCGCTCTCATGATTGAATAAGCAGCGAATATCGTAATCTTTGCCAAGCGCATAATCAAACGCACCCGGTGCAATTACTTCCTCAAAATATCCTAGATCCGTTACGCTATTAACAACCGCAGCAATGCCGCCCAATTCCTTGGGCATTGCATCGCCTTCGGCTCTATATTCAATCGTCCCGGTTATCGTTCTTTTTTCAATCATGCCTGTGTATTATTATTGTCACCCGTTGGGTTATTATTGTTTAATGCTTTGTTTGTTAAGTTAATTATCTTAGCCTCCATGTATTCGTCCATCCTGTCCGCTGGTATTAAGTTGGCTTCCACCATGTACCCTGCGCCATCGGTATAACCGTTCATATCTTCCCACATGCGCGCCTCGTTCGGCGACAACCAACCGCCGCGAATACCTTTGTTATAGAAATCCGCGCGATCGTTGGCCGTGGCTCGCAACAGCGAATTAAAATTAAACTTAAAATACATCGTTGGCTTATCCTGTTCAGTCAACAGCTTGCGGCCCATTTCCTGCTCGATGTTAATCGCATAAGCTAACAGCGTGCGTGCATAGAAATCCTGAAATTCCTGCTCAACGGACGACTTCACGCCGCCATCGTTGGCGCCAATCATAGACGACGGCACTCCAAACATACGGGCAATTTCCTGCGCTGAAAATTTACGCTGTTCAATATACTGCGCTTCCTCAGGCGACAAGCTCAAACGCTCCATCTTAACGCCGTTCGGCAACACAGTGCTGCGTGCCTGCCCGTTAATTACGTCGTCCAAACTATTCTTTAACGCGCTGGCCTGTTCGGGCTTAATCATTGCGTCGCTGGTAAGTAAGAATTTCAATATCCCATTTTTGTAAACGCTAGCGCTTGAGCCAATAGCAGCTAAATCAATACCCAAACTCTCGGCATGCACTTGGATGGGATTTTTCCCCTTCAATGGGTTATCAGTACACAACCCTTTAAAATGCAGCATGTCCGTTGCCGGAATCATGCCAGGGAATCCCTTCGCGTTCACTTTATAAAACAGCTGCCCGTCCTCCATAATTGGCTCGACAAACTCGCTGCGTATTGGGTGCAATTCAATTGCAATAAATCTAGCGTCGCGGTTTATAAACGCATAAGCGTTGCCCTTCAATACCAACTGCCCCACCATGTATTTGATAAAATCAAACTTAGTTTGGTAGCTGTTAGGATC